AAGCGGGGCAAAACCTCGTGTTGGCAACTGCGAGGTGTTCTATCTTGTCGCCAGAACGTACAGGCCGACGTTGCTGAAGGCGTAGCCCGCGTACACCACGCACATGGGCAGATTCCCCTTCAGGCCCTGCTCTAGGGCGATCCAGGCGTAGATGGCGCCGGTCAGCGCGATCAGCCAGCCGCTCATTGCCGGGGCGGTTTAGACGCGAGCTTTTGCATGATCTCCTGGGCCTCGTCATCCGGCACCGGCTCGGACTGCTCAAAGATGGACCCGTCCTCCACCATGGTGCGCAGCATCGCAATGAACTCTTGCAGCTCCTCCTGGGTGCCGTCAAAGTTGTCGAACGCGCCAGGGGCAATAACCAGTTTTGGCTTGTTGTCGTCCATGTCAGTCTCCGTAAAGCTTGCCGCGGAAATAGGCCCGGCCGTCATCTCGCACGGCGCAGAACTCCGGGTGCAGCAGTACCCCATCCTTCCACGTCAGCACCGCGAACCCTGACTGCCAGTTGAACCCGGGCTTCCCCAGCCGGTAGTCGAACTCCTGCTGGTCGTCGTCGGCCAGCATCCCCGTCTTGATGCCGTAGTGCGTTCCCTTGAACCCCTTGTGGGCCTTGCAGCCGAGCTCGTGGGTGTGGCCGGTGACGGTGTGGCAACCGCCCTTTAGGACGTCATTCCAGCCGCTATGGATGCCCGCGTGCCAGTCATGGATGATGACCATGTCGTCGTTGACGTCGATGCGGTCGGAGTCCATCCACTGCGGCAGGTGATCGCGCAGGGTGAACCCGGCGATGCCCTCGTACTGCGGCACCATCGACGACAGCCGCGACTCAAACCGCGCGCAGTGGTTGCCGTAGGTGCGGAACAGGTGCGTGCCTGGCACGATCGCCCGCTCGATGTCGCCGGTGCGCTCCAGGACAGCCTCCAGCTCGTCCTTCACCGAGGGCGCCTGTTTCCAGCGGATGCGCGGGTGCCGGCTGATGCTGCCGCCGTCCAGGATGTCGCCGTTGAGCACAACGGCCTTGACCTCGCGGCCGAGCTCAGTGATCAGGTTGCACATGGCCTTGTGCGCCACCGGGATCACGCCTGGCGAGTAGTGGGCGTCCGAGCCCACTAGCACCACGCCGTCGTGGATCTCTAGCCGGTTGACATCCCGGCGCGAGGACATGATCGCCCGTAGGGCGGTCGGGTCGTGCTTCTGCGCCTTGGGACTGTTGGCTACCAGGGCGATGCCGTGGCGCTGCTCGATTGATTCGCGCCGCAGGTAGATGGCGCGAACGCTTAAGCCCAGCTGCTCGCTCAGGCGTGCTGGCGAGCCGCCGGCCGCGTGCCAGGCTGCAATGAACTGCTCATCCCTTTTCTTGCTGGGGTAACCCATCGACCGCTCCAAACAGGACCGTTTCAAGCACGTTGATCACCCCATGCTCTGCAGCCTCAAGCTGGTCAGGGGTGGCGCCACGGTCCTGCGCAGTGGCGATCAACTCGTAAAGAAAGACATGCAGCACCTCATGGAGCGCCGTCTGAGATAGCGACTGTTCGTTGATGGTCGTCGCACCGAAGTCGCCGAGTCGGTACGTGGCCAGCTTGGCCTGGTCGTTCATCAAGACCGAGGCCATGGCATCCACTGCGGGCTTTGTGCCGCGCTCCATGCGCCAGCGCTGCAGCCCTAGCACTGCTTGCCAGTGCTTGATGTATTGGTCGAACTGCTGGGCTTGTTCGCGGGTGGGGGCGTTTACTGCTTTTGACACACGCCCCTCACGTAAGCCTGCAGTCCTATGACCTGCGCCGCCAGTCGGTCAGCATCTTCTGCCACTCCAACAAGAGCTGATGCACACGCTCCGAGTAGTTGGGCCTCGGGGGATCCACCATCAACTCGGATGGGGGTGGCGGGAGCTTGGGTGGCGGCACCACGGGCGGCGAGCTGGTCGCGCAGCCGGCCAAGCTCAGCGCGAGCACCAGCAGCGGCAGCCTCTGCCTTGCGTTTGTCTTGCACATATCTGTCCTCCAGCTTCTTGCGCTCGGCCACCAGCTCCTGCTCGCGCTCGCGGGCGGCCTTCTCTGCGGCCAGCTCCTTGGCCTGGTACTCAGCGCGCACGGCCTTCTTGCCGTTGAGGTAGGCCTTCCAATGCGTGCCGGCCAGGACGACCGCCAAGATGGCCACGATCACGAGCCGGATGTACATAGTCGGTACTCCTGCTGCCGCCTGATCGTCAGGCCCCGTAGTGGTTGCCCCTTGAATTTGTCCCAGCGCAGGATCTCTGCGCAGGCGCCGGCGTAGTCCTCGGCGTTGAGCTTCCTGACCAGGGTGCTGCCGCAGAACGCGGTCGGGCCGATGTTGTAGGACAGGCTGATGTAGGCGTCGTACTCAAACTGGTGCAGCGGCACCTTGACGCATCGTTTAAGGGCGCCCTCGTACTTCTGGACGTCCTGCAGGGCCCTGGCGAGGGCCTTTGGTGGGGTGATCGTGTCGCCGGGCTTGACGCCCTCGGTGGTGCCGAATCCGATCGTCGGGACATCACCCGGAACTGGTGTGTAGGCCCGGTCGCTGTAGCCCTCGTGAAGCGCAATGCCGACCAGTGCTGTAGCACTTAGTGCTAGGCCGGCGAGCTTCACGCGGTCCATCACTCGTCCCGCATTCGCTTGTCGTGCTCTGCCTGGCGGCGCCGATCTTCTTTGTGTTTGTAGAACCAGTTGACGATCAGGCCGCCAAGGCCAAGAGCTATACCGGCCAGCATGCCGAACTCAGAGGACAGCATCCAAGCGACGACGCTGGTACTTGCGCCCGTGTAGGTCGCTTTGCTGCCCGCGGCCGCCAGGGTGGCGTCAAGTGTTGCGTGGTGCTCGGTTGACACTGCGATCTCCTCATCTCGGTGCTATTTTCCCACCAGTCAGGTCGGCAATTCGGGCGATGAGTCGTTCACCTGCCCCCCAAACTTTTTGACGATGTTGAAGATGCGAGTGTTGTCCTCCAGCGCCATCAGCTCGTGGGGCTCACCGGGCCGGAAATTCAGCATCTGCCCTGCGGTGGCCTCGAGCTCCCAGTCGTGGGAGTAGGCCTTGAGACTGCCCCGCGCGACGATGGTGATGTGTACGTCGTTCTCGGTGTGGTTGTGCTTTGGCAGCACATCCCCCGCCTTCTCAAAGGTGTACATCGCGCCACGAAGGTCGCCGCAGTTCTGAAGCGGGTCAACCCGTAACATCTGGTGCGCTCCCAGGTTCGGTGGTGCTTAGTACGTTGCCGTCCTTGTCAACGCGAGGCGGCATCGGCACTTGAGGGTTGACCGGATCGGTGACCGTGTAGGCGTCCAGTTGGGCCAAGTAGTCCATCCACGCCTGACGCTCCTGATCTGTCGTCGCCTCGTCGATCTTCTGTTGTGCCAACGTCTTGAAAAAGTCGCGCATGTTGTACGCGCCTTGAATCAGCGTTTGATTTTTTTCTTTGCGCTCTACCTCAGTCATCGGGCGAACAGTCCAGACATCCTTGATGATGCCATCGACCCACTGATACACCGGTCCCTCAACCACTTCATACATACCGGGTGCAGGCTGCGGAATGCGCTGAAACCGCGCAAACTCAGGTGGCAGATTGTTGGCGTCGATGTGCGGGAAAGCCTGCTGAAAGTTGTCAGCAAAGATGGGGTGCTCGTAGGGCTGACCGTCGCGGATTTGAATGAACAGTTCCATCACAGGTTCCCCGTGTTAGTCGATGGGAAGGAACGAGTTATTCCGGTTTCTCCTGCCCAAATAATTCTGACAGCCCCTCCTGCACCAGTTCCACCGTTGTAATAAACGTAGTACGGGCAAAGACAGCATCCGGGACTGGCATAGTAATCTTTTGCTCCTTTACCACCACCGCCGCCGTATGCGCCAGAGCCAGTGGACTGAGAGCCGCCACCACCATCACCACCAGCAGACCCAGGACTTCCCGCAACACCGGCAGTACCTCCGGTTCCATTTGAACCGCTACCAAGTATTCCAACCCCGCCACCGTTGCCTGCCCTATAAAAAATTTGTGGATTGCTAGACCCTGTATTGACTCCGCTACCGCCGCCGCCGCCACCGCCGCCACCGCTACCGGCAGAACCCGCATTTGTGTATGTGGCGCCTGCACCGCCATTACCCGAATAACCACCAGCACCGCCGCCACCCTCTCTCGCAAAGGCTGTGCCGCCATTTCCACCGCCATCGCCGGTGTATGTACCGCCAGTGCTCGTATTCGCGCCAACACCTCCACCACCTTTAACAGTTGCTGTGCTAACAAAATAACTGTCACCACCGTTACTGGCATTGTTTGATGTATTGCCCGCCCCGCCTGACCCAACTACCACCGTATAACTATTGCCGGGAGTGACGGAATAGTTGTTTTTGTATCCTAAACCGCCGCCACCGCCACCATAATCACTATTTCCACCACCACCACCGCCAACACAAACAACAGAAACAGACGTGACCCCAGCAGGGCAGACCCATGTATAGGTTCCTGCGGTTGTGTAAGCCTGTTGACCCGCCGGGACAATGCTCGGCCCTGAGCCAACAAACATCTGCATGATGCCCGTCACGATACATTCCCCGATACGACGCAAGCAGTTGCGCTGTAGAACAGGATCGTCGCTACACCACGGGTTGCAAGCGTCATTGAAGTTTTGACGGTATTGGTTCCTGCAATATAGGCAGTTGGTGCAGAACAGGTGATCGTGATGTTCCCTGTCGTGTTGTTGTAAAGGGTGATCGCGTCGCCTTCTGCAAAGGTTGAAGTCGGGATAGTGATGCTGCCGCCAGAGCCAAGTTGCACATATTTGCCAACATCACCAACCGCAAGGGTGTAAGAGCCCGTCTTGGTTCCAACTGCCGGGAGGTTGCGGAAACCCACCGTGAAGTTCTCGTCTGGCAGCGTGACGGTGCGATTGGCAGACAGAGTGGCCGGCGTGATCGTCGCTGCGAAGGAGCTGGTGCCGCCTGCGCGACCCTGCAGGACCACGCCGTCCTGCGTAGCAGCTGCCTGCGCGCGGACCGCGCCGACAACATCAAGCCTCTGCCCTGGTGAACTTGTCCCGATGCCGACATTGCCGGCCTGCGTGACACGTAGCCGCTCAGACGGGCCAGACGCGCCGTCAGGTGTTGTGCCGACGATCAGGTCG